TAACGAACGTGTAAGAATGGACGCTTAGCGTTCTTTCCCATAATTTGGTCATACACTGAAGTAGAACCTGCAGGAACCATAAGACCTGTGATTGTACCTGTTGCAGTAGCAAGTGTTTGGCTAAGACCACCACGCATAGTTGGGTCATTTAAGTATTTCCAATCAGATTTGTAGAAATCATAACCTCTACGGAATCCTGTGAAACCTAAATTTAACGCCATATTTACGTCATTGTCAAATAAACCAAATGAAGCTGACTGAGCAATACCACCTGAAGTGTAACCGTTTAATGTTGCTAACATATTGTCGATGTCAAAAGACAATCCACGGTTAACAAACACTACGTTTTCTTCGATAGCACCTTGTTTGTCCAAACGAGAAACGATTGTATCCCAATCAGTAAGTGATGTTGGTGTACCTGCACCCCATACATTACCTCTATCGTTTACAACATAGAAGATACCTTGTGAACCGATGAATCCTGCTGCATTAGCACCTGAACCTGCTACAGCAGGAACAGCTTCAATCATTGCAGTCTCAAGATAATCTTCAAAACGAAGACGAGTCTCGTGCTCTGATTTCAAATACCAAAGGTATCCTGTAGCACCATTCTCAGTAGTTACTTCAACCCATCCGATTTGAGCCATATCTGAACCATTAACCGCATATTTATCTTTTATGATAATAGGGTTATTAGTGTATATGTCATCTTCAGATTCTAAAGAACCAACCATTCCGCCTGTACCTTTCTTAAACTCAGACCCATAGATAAATACTGTACACTGAACAGCCGCAGCAAATGCTTGACCTGTACTTTCATAGAAAGCTACAGTGAAAGTAGTTGCAGAAGGAACAGCAGTAACGATTCCTTTGTTGAAAACACCTGAAGCGTTTGTCTGAATCATTACAGTTTGTCCTACACGGATTGCAATGTAAGTAACACCTGCATCAGCTACTGTAAAAGTTGCAGTTGCTGCTGTTGCTGCTGCTGCTGAAGTAACCTGAGTGTACTTGATGTGTAAACGACCTTGCTCTGCCCATTTAATTTGGTCAGAGTTAGAAGGCATCTCTGCTCCTACCATACGTAAGAAAGATGCAATTGTACGATTACCATAACGCTCAAATTCTTTCTCATAAGTATCAGGAAGATACTGATTCAAGAAGTTGAAGTTAGTAATGTAGTTTGTTTGTAACGCTACCTGTTCTGCTGACGGTTGCAGAGCGAAGGTGGGCGTTGATAATAATGAACCTGCCATTTTTTTTTAGTTTTAAATTGTTTTAAATACGTTTTATGCTACGAATTTTAAGACTCCTTCCTGAGTCAGGGTTCATAGCCTTTACCTGCATCCCATCATTGGTTTTTGAAACTTCAGGTGCTCTACGTTCAGACATATTGATATTCTTTATGCCCTTTAAAGTACCTTCTGTTGCATCCGCCTGTCCTTGTTCATAAAAGAACTTTGCGAACTTTTCGGGATTCATCGCAATTGCTAATGACCTGTGATAGCCTGCCGCATCTTTAATCAAACCACTTTCATCTAAAAACTTCTTAATAAAGTTTTCAGGATTAGATTGTAGTTTTTTTAACTCTTTCGCATCGCCCGGAGTATATGCAATTTTTTTATTGTTGACATCAAATTCAAAACCTTTGAACTCGTTATCAAAAACTTCATCAGTTTTTTGAGTGAACCACTGACGCTTGCGACTATTCTCTTCTTCTACAGTCTTAGATTGCTTTGTATATTCACGATACAAATCATATTCTTCTTTTTCTTCTTGAGAAAATGATGCCGGACTTGACTCAAGGGGCATTTTATACTTCTCTTTCTGATTATTGAAGAATTTCTTTGCTTCGTTAATAATCTTTTTTCTTTCGATTTTTGTCTTCTTAATCTTTGACTCATCGTCAATGTCTTCATCGTAACGATAATCATCCATTAAAGAATCAATGTCATCAGCATCAAGTCCTTCTTGAGTTGATGATAAATAATCTTTTACAAGTTGCTCAGGCTCCATTGAATCGAAATCCTTACTTAACTTAAGGAAGTCATTAATCCCTCTACCTGTTTCTTTTTTATACTTTAAAAAAGCAGAAACATCTTCAGGAAGTTCCTCAGCTTCTTTTCTCTCAGACACCAACTCATCAAAAGAGTTAATCTGTTTATTATATCGCTTTTCAATATATGAAAGAACTTTTTGTTCATCTAAATAATCGTTCTCTTCGTTTTCTACCGGAACACTTTTGTTTTCTACCGGAGTAACTTCATTATTTAATTCTTTATCGTGCTTATCAAGTAATTCTTGTTCTACTTGTGCCACTCCTTTTTCATCTGCTCCGTCTAAGAGTCTAACTTTTATGTTTTCCATTTTATTTTATTTAATTTAATTTGTTACAAATTTAAACAAAAATTCTTATATAATTTAACGAGGCTCAAACTCTGCTAAATCGAACCCGTCTAAGCTATCTTCATTAGATTCAAAATCCAATGGAGGTAAGTTGTTTTTCTTTTGATTAACTATCTTAGAATGTTCGGTATTTTGTTGGCTAATTCTTTTTGATTTTGAATCTTCCTTCATTTTATCACGTTCTGTAAGAGACCCTGCATTTATTTGTGCTAATTGCATATTAAATTGGAACTCTTTATCCATTAGCATTAATTTTAATTCTGCCTCTTTCTCCATTACCTGTAAATCAAATTGAGACTCTGCTTGTTTAAGTTGCATTTTACCCTGCAATTCTCCTTGAATTTTTTGCATAGCAACCTGTGCTGCCATTTGTTGTGATTGTTGGTTTTGCTGTGCAATCATAGCTTGCTTCTGCATACCCATCTTCTCTTCTCTTTCTTGCTTTTTAACTCGTTTAAGTTTAAGCAATTGATTGGCAAGTTTAAGATTTCTAAGTTCCCTAATATCAATAGCATCTTCAAGATTAATATCTCCCTTAGATAAAGCCATTTGAATGTTTTGTTCAAGTTGACTTTTCTGTTCTTCATCCGGTGCTACTTCAATGAAAATACCAAAATCATAGATATACAAGTCGCTTATCTCAGAAAGTAAATTGACATTGTATTTTCCAATTTGATTTATAAATTCATCTTTAAACTCAGCATATTCTAAAATATCTGAAATTCTATACGTAAGACCTTCTGCTATTGTTTTATATATGTACAATCCTGACTCAAGAATATGACGAGTAGCTGTATTTGAATTTAAAGCAGCTAATTTTTGTAATCCAACTAAAGAATTAGGGTCAGGTGTTGAGCCATCTCTTGCCTCGTTTAGACCGGTAACAGACCTTATCATATCCAAGTAGTGATTGTAATTAGCAAGAAGCATCTGAGTTTTACTTACTCCCGAATTAGATGTAAGTTGAGTAATAGGTATTTTTGCATTATTAAAATCTCCATCTCCTGTAAAACTTCTTCCAATAACAGAACCTGTTTGGAAGTAAAGTCTTAAAGCATCTTCAGGGTTGTAAGCATTTCCTGTTCCTAAGTCAATTTCACTTAATCCATCAGCATCAATAAATACACCATCAGGTACAACTCTATTAATTACTTGTTGCATTTTTAAGTGAGTAATTTGAATTAAGTCTGCAAAAGGAATCATTCTACGAACTAACGATTCAATAACCCCCTTGTACATACGAGGAGCACAAGCTACATAATTAGGTATGGCGTGCTGAGAAGCTGACTTAGGTCTAACCATATTTTCAGCCAATTCCCACTTAAGTAAAATATTAGTACCCATAACCATAATACCTTCGTACCATACGTCAATGGTCTTTTCTATTTTTTCAAAACTCCCTTCCTCCATCATTTCTTTAGGAGGATTAAATGAATCGTCCTTTTGGATAATTCTTATACCGCCACCGTCAAGGGTTTTCTTTTTATATACAATATTCTTGGAAGTTTTGTAATTGAAATACAGTAAAGTACAAGTATCACGGAAGAACATATCATTCTGATAGAACTGTGCTACATTAAAATAATCGTACCAAGCATTGCTAAATTGAGATATTTGACCCAAATCTTCTTTTGTTAAAGATTGGTCTATTTTATACAACTCAGTTAAAGGTACTGTCTTAATCTCTCCCCAATAAAAACAATCTTTAAATTTAGGGTCTTCAGTATAACTATACACTACATTAGCAGGGTCTACATATGAAATCTTAATACCTGCTCCGGGAAGAAATTCGTGCTTTGCAACAGCAAGACCAACTACAGTCGCATCATAATCAAGTCTTTTTCTAATGTCATCATATTTGTTATTATCAAATATGGTATTAATAGCTTCCTCTTCTGCTATTTCAATTGCAGGCTTATAATTAAGCTGCATATGAAGTTTCATTTCATCATCATTTGTAGGAAGTTTTTCAGGGTCCATCATAAATGGATTTGCTCCTGTTGATTGTTGAATAATATCCAACACTTCCTTTGCTGCGACCTGACCTTCTAACTGCTCTTGATATTGATTACGATGTTCTTGAGACATAGCATCTTGTGCATATGCCTTTACTTTGAATAGTCTTTCAGACATCCCATTTACTACTATATCTACAAACTTTGGTAGAATAGGTACAGGAGTCCAATCAAGATTTAGATAAGAAATATCTCCATCAATAGCTAATTCATTTTTATATTTTGCAATAGACTGCTCGCCTCTCGCATATAATCTTAGTCTATGGAACTCTCTCCATTGACCATAAAATCTACAAGTATTACCATCTTTTTTAAACCACTCATACTGTATTGCTTGACCAACTTGTAATCCATATGCATCGCTTTTCTTTTCAGCATCAGATGCCATTTGAGTTGGGAAAACCGAAGATGTTATGTCTATTAATATGTTTTTCATCGGATTAATTGGCTTAAGTTACCATCCTGTTTATATCTTGCGAAGTTAATACTAATTTTTGATTCTTTTTTTTCAGGCATATATAAATGTTTTTGATTAGCCATAATAGCTAACCCCGAACTAATAGATGCATCATATTTTGTTCTGTCGTTAATGTCAAACTTTGCCCAATCTTCTAATGTTCGTATAAAAGGCATTGTTCCCATTTCTTCAGGGTCTCTATATTTAGCTTCTAAATCTAATCCTATATACTTTTCAATATAAGATTCAATAGCTGCTGCGTGAGCCTGTTTAACATCTTCTGAAGTATTTGGTATGCCTCCAAGTTCTCTTTCTGTTTTTGACAACTTTGCATATTGCTTATCAGGTCTATTTAAACAGAACCCTCTGTACCCTCTATTTTTAAAATGGTATAATAGCCTTGGTTTGTTATTCTCTATTAGTATAGGCATTCCAAAAAATACACACGCCATAAGAACTTCCTCAAAAAATATCTCAGCAGTTTGTGGACGAGCCGTATATTCTAAAAAAAATTCATTAACAGGACCTTCATCCATATGGAATTTAGTTAGTCCGTGTAACGAGCCATTTGACCCCCTACCGTCAACTACAGCAGATATATCATAAGAGTCACATCCAAATGACCCCATATGCTCATTACCTGCGTATTTAATACCTAATCTTGTATGAATATTATTCTGAAGATGCTTAGGAGGGAACCAACTACAAAAGAACCTTCCGTTTTTATCAGGGTACCATATTACTTCGGTATCTTTTATCCCATCCTTCCAACTAAAAGACCCACGAGTGATATAATGTTCTTTAATCATTGAGTCATTGTAATCTATCTGATGGTATATTTTAGTAAGATTAAACAAAGCCTGCTTGCTCTCATCACGAAAGGCGTGAGACTCTGTTCTTGGGAACTGACGGTAAAATTCATTCAATGCATCTGAATCGCTTTTTAATGAATCTACTTCAGCTTCCCAATAATCTATAGCACCATTACTTATCCATCCTGAATCAACTCCTAATACTTTATTTTTTGGCTTCCTAAATACAGGCATCCCAAAACGGTCAATAAATCCTTCCATATTCCATTCCATAGGAATAAATAAACCATATAGCCCGCTTTTTGTTTGCCCATTTGCATTACGAGTTGTAACACGTGAGTCTTCATATATATCTTTGAAATTCTGACCTCCTTTAGATAATGCATTTGAGGTAGAGCCCATCATACACTTTCCGATGATTTTAGACCCTAATCGAAGACAAGTCTTAGTAACCCTCCAATTCTCCTTAATATTTACAGGCTTAGTCCATTTACCACTTTCATCGTGAGCCAAAAACAATAGTTTTTCTCCATCATAAGAGTTATCTTCTGTATTCTTCCAATCTATGGTTGTATCCAACCCATCTATTTCATTATTGGTTGTATCATACATATTCTTCTTTGTAATCTTAGATGCCGGCAAACGGAAAGCTAATTCAGTCTTTGGCTTATCCATACCATCCATTACCGGTTTAAAGAAGAAAGGGAGCCTACTATTTATAGGGACAACCTTGTCTGTAAACATTTTTTTAGCATCAGCACCTGTCTTTGAAAGTATTCCTACCCTCGCATCTCTTGCAAGCGTACCTACATTAATACATTCAGATGATGACATAAAAGAAAACCCTGAACGTCTTATCTTTAAATAGACCATTCCAAATGACCTATAGTCTGCCCTGCACGCTTCCCAAAATATCCAATAGATTCTATTGGCTTCTCTAAAGTCAGGATACCCTATATCAATACTTGACCACTGAAGGTACATCCAATGAGACCCTGTTATATAAGTTGTGGTCCCATTGTTCATAAACCAAAAGCCTTGCTCTCTATAATCAAATTGCTTTTCAATATAGTCAACCCATTGATTTTTAAATTGAGATGGCATTTCGTTCCAATGAAATATAGATTGGATTTTAGACAACTCCCTTGGACAACTTTCTCTTTCCCAATATTGTTCAGACGCTTTAGCGTGTCTTTGAAGACAGTCTTTAGGAGCAAGAGGAAGGGCTATAGCTAATCCTGAAATACTTATAATTTCTCCAATCTGTCCTGTTTTAGAGATAACAACCATATTATACTTGTCATCATACCCATAGTCCCACGTATTAGCCTTGTTTTTATTTGCAAGAACATTAGCCGGCACGTAGTCATATAGCACCCTATATAAGTCATTATTTTGAACGTCTTTCTGCAAATCCTTGTTTTGAATCGGTTACACTTACTCCTTTGTCTATTGCTTCAATATTTTCTTTTTCAGCTTCTATTCTACTTAATATTTCAAAAGCATCAAATATTGCCAATTTTTTTGTTGCTGCTGCATTTTTTAATTTATCAGCAGACAAATCATCTCCTTCTATATCAGGTTTCAAAATAAACTCTTCAGCAACTTTAATAAGTTCTTCTACAGCCCTATGACCTGC